GAGTTCGGCATGAATACGTAATTCCAGAACGTCATTGGGTTAAACCAGACCTACATATTACAACCAAAGGAACTAGGTTCGACAGCCCACCTTATGATAAATGGACTATCTGGCTAGGACAAGAGGACGATCTCGGATTACTCAATAAAGCAACTCCATTGGCGATCTGGAAAAAGAATGCATTCGGAGCATGGGCTATCAGAGCAGATTTGTTTGGTATGCCGTTGCGAGTAGGACACACAGACATAAGAAATCCAGACTCAAGAGATAACATGGAGGCAATGCTTAAAAATATGGACATTGCTACATGGGGCTTGTTTGACATGGACGATAAGATTGAGTTCGTAGAATCCAGCGGAAGCGATGGACACAAGATATACAACGAACTAGTTGAACGGGCTAACTCAGAAATGAGCAAATTGATACTAGGTCAAACAATGACCACAGACTCAGGATCTAGCCGCAGCCAAAGCGAGGTACACGAAAGAGTTGCAAACAAATACACGCTATCAGATCTGAGATTAATTGAGAACACAGTAAACAACAAGCTAATTCCTTTAATGGTTTATCATGGGCTTTTATCGGATGGCACTCGCTTCGAGTGGGATAAATCAGAGCAGCTGGACTTGATGCAGAAGTGGGAGATAGATAAAGAGCTGATAAAGTCATTTGAAGTGCCACAAGAGTATATTGAACAAACGTATGGCACTCCAGTAGGAGAGCCAAAGACTACGCAGCCCTTCAGTAATTTCGCTAAACTCCAAGCAATCTACAAAGATGCCTAATGGAGAAATTGACTTTTCAGAGGCGGATAATAACAGATTTCTAAAGGATATTAGAAACGGAGTTATAACGCTTTTCAACCTACCTACTGGGCTTTATAATAAGATAGGCAAGGAGATCACAGAAGCGGTATTCAAAGGAATAGACTTTCCAGATGGTGCAGACATCACAGCACCTAACTACGAGCTAGAAAGACAGCTAAAGAGAAACGCTTATCGGTTCAGTAGTGCAAAGGTGTTCCAGCACGTCAATGATGTTTCAAATGTATTGGTAGACGAAAATGGAATAAGGAGATCATACAGCCAATTCAAGAAGATAGCTGATACGATAACAGATGACTATGTAGAGGACTGGCTAAAAACCGAATACAACACAGCACAGGCAATGGCTGAAAGAGCAGGAGAATGGAGAACCTTCCAGCAAGAGAAAAAGATATTTCCTTTACTAAGATACCAAACCGTATTAGATGCAGCAGTACGAGATGAACACGCAGCACTTGAAGGTATAGTGCGACCTGTTGACGATGCTTTCTGGAATAGTCACAACCCATTGAATGGATGGAACTGCCGTTGTCAAGCAGTACAAATAGAATCAGGTAAATTAACAGACCTAAAGAAGAATCCACCAGCGGAGATAGATCCATTATTCAAAGGAAATGTGGGCAAATCTGGAGAGATGTTCTCCAGCAAACATCCTTATTTTAGCGTGCCAATAAAGTTCAAGAAAAGAAAAGATAACAATTTCGGATTACCTTTACCAAAGGATGTCAGATAAGCTAGACATAAAACCATTAATCCAAGCATTCAAGAAAGCTCGAAGGACGTTGCCTATAAAGTTAGGTCAAGGAGCTGTTTTGTTCTTTAAGGACAACATTCGGAAAAGACAAGGCTTCTTAGATCAAAGACTTGAAAAGTGGAAACCATTAAAAAGAAAGAGACGCGGAAAAGGTGGAAGGATTAAAAGAGGTCAGGACATTCTAAAGGACACAGGTACGTTATTAAAAAGTATAAGCAGAGTAATTACTACGTTCAAAGAGATCAGGATAGCAACTAAAGGAGTTGATTATGGAGTCTATCATAATGAAGGAATAGGTGTGAAACAACGACAATTCATTGGCAACTCAAAGCAGCTAGAAAAAGCACTACAACGAAAGATTGACCGAGAGCTGAGAGGCTTTCTAAAAAAAGCATAATGGCAGCACTCAAAGAACTATTCTTAGCAGTAAAAACCCAACTTGAAACGGTAACGGAAATTGAAGACGTAGCCCTGTATAATTCTCAATTCGACAATGAGACCACAGAACATCCATACCTTTATCCGAATGCGTTCATTGAATACTCGGCAATAGATTGGACTGGCAGAGCAAAGCAATCACAAGAGGTGGACATTGAGTTGACGATTCACATAGGGTTGTGGAGGCTAGAAGATGAGCCTTTCGAGCTAGATGCGTTCGACATCGTGCAAGCGGTCTATCTATCCTTGCAAGGTTTTTGTGGTTTACAAAGAATCAGAGATGAACAAGACACTTCACACGATCAAGTCATAGTATGGAAAACAACTTTCAACACTAGATTGAAGGACTGTTCAGCCGATCCAGATAAAGACAAAGGAACTGCTTTTCCAGTTACATTAGAAGTCAATGCAGATCTGGATATTGACGATGTAGTCATCAGAACTGGAGATGGTGTTTAAGAAAAAGAAAACAGCAGAAGCACGAGCAGACTACGTAAAGAGAATGGTGAATCAGTCACCGAATGCGGAGCAATGTATCAAAGCATTAAGCAAGAAGCTGTTTCTATCTGAGAAGACCATTGTAAGAGATCTAAAGAAGTAGGACACTACGTCCTAACTGTTTTAGATTAGTAAAATTCCTACCTATTTTTGCTTTCATGGATTGGAAGCACATCACGAATGTAGGAGATAAGACAGCCTCTATTAATTTGTTCTCCGATATCGGCACAGTATCAGCACAAGACTTCGCGAATGAAATGATGTTTCTGGACTCAATGAGTTTAGAGAATATCGAAGTTCATATCAATTCTAAAGGCGGTTCAGTATTCGAAGGTTTTGGTATTTTAATGGCAATCAAGAACGCTTCAACTTATACGACTACTATAAACGATGGTATTGCATTTTCGATGGCTGGAGTTATCCTGCAAGCAGGAGACGAAAGAAAGATGGTTGACTTTGGACAACTAATGATCCACGATCCTTCCTTCTCAGGCAAAGAACCAGAGAACGACAAACAGAAAGACGTACTACAAAGGATAAAGGACTCATTGGTTCAGATCTTTGCAGGAGCAACCAGAAGAAAGAAGCCTACCACAATTGCGAAACTAATGAATGAAGAAACATTCTTCACAGCACAGGAAGCAATGGACGCAGGACTGATAGACGAGATAATTCCAACAGGCAGGAAAAAAATGCACAATGCAACAGTTGACGAAATACTAAACTATGCTAATGATCTACAAACCAAACCCAATAAAATGGAGAAATTGACGAACCACTTCGAGCTTGAGAATGATGCTACGGAGGCTGAAGTTTTGGCAAAAGTTACCGAGCTTGAGAGCAAGCTGGAAGCAGCCGACTCAACAGCAAAAGAAGAAAAGACCAACCACGAAGGCACGATCACCGCACTAGACGAAGCAGAGGCAGATCTAAAGGCTTTAAAGGTAGAGGTCGCTACATTGACCGTTGAGAATGCTATCTCCACAGGCAAGGTAGATGACAAGAAAAAAGATGACTTGATCGCACAAGCGACCGAGAACATTGAGAACTTCCGAGCTATCATAGGAGCTATCAAAGCCCCAGCGGTAAAGATCACTGAAACGATCGCAAGCAGCAACGAAGAAAAGTCGTTAACGGACTGGCAGAAGAATGATCCAAACGGATTACTTGATATGTTGCAGAACAGTCCTGAACAGTACGCTACACTCTACAAGAAAGAGCATGGTGTTGAACCAAAGTTGAATCATAAATACTAAAAGAAATGGCACTTCAAAAAGAAGTTTGGGTTAAGGACATCGCGGACAATCTCTTTAAAACACAAGAGTTCATCATGCGTTCAGTTAACCATTCTGCATTCGTTTCGGATGCAATTGTTCATCTTCCACAAGCAGGAGCAGCACCAACGGTTGTTAAAAACCGTTCTACTTTTCCAGCTACGATAACGGAGCGAACAGACACAGAGAAAACCTACAGCCTTGCAAACTTTTCAACCGATCCAATTCGTTTGAGAAACTTGGATGAAATTCAAACAAGCTACGCGAAACGACAGTCTATTCTAGGCGAGCACGTAGAGAAGCTGAATGAGTCTATAGGTGATGAAACAGCGAATGCATGGGGTGTTGATACGGCTGCAAGAGTGGTAAAGACCACAGGATCAGCAGTAGCAACAGCACTAGCACCTTCAGCTACAGGAACTAGGAACGCATTGGATAAAGCAGACATCAGGTCAGCAGCTCAGATCCTTGACAATGATAACGGAGTTCCTTCTGGAAATCGTTACGGATTAATGCAGACCGATATGTTCTATCAGTTGTTTAGCGATACGACCGTCTTATCAAGAGATTTCATGGAGCGTTCTTCACAAGAGGCAGGAGTTATCACACAGTTGTTTGGAGTTAATTTCTTGATCCGACCTTCAGTAAATGTTTACTCGGCAGCCTTCGCACTCAAAGCAGTTGGAGCAGCGGCAGCAGCAACCGACATGATAGGATGTGTTATCTGGCAGCAGTCTTTTGTGTCAAATGCAAAAGGAGACATCAGAGTCTATGCAAACGAGAATGTAGCAGAGCATTATGGCAGCGTATTCTCAGCCGAAGTAGAGCATGGAGCTTCTTTACTACGCACCGATGAGAAAGGTGTAGTAGCGATCGTACAACAGTAAGATAACGGACGAGCCTTCGGGCTTGTCCTTAATTTCATTCGCGATGACAGAATCAGACTTGCAAAAGAAGTATGCCGACCTGTTGAAGAAGCATGGAACTCTACTATGCACAGACGATGGGCAAGCATTCTACAACACAGCAGAAGGCAAGGTACACGCCTCTAATCACGCAGCAACCAAAGGATCTAAAGTGATATTGGTGAAAGCAAAGAAAACTAAGAAGAATGGCACTAAATGATATTACCTTCATACAAGGTCAAGGTGGACTAGGAAGACCACTTGCAGGAGAAGACCATATCTCAGGAATGGTATTTTATCTATCGAATGCCAATCTTCCAAGTGGCTTCGGTACATCAGATCGTATCAAGCAAGTATTTAGCTTGCAAGGTGCAGAGACCCTAGGTATATCAGAAGGTAGTGCAACAAACGGAGTATTGTGGTACCACATAAGCCAATTCTTCAGAATCCAACCAGATGGAGTTCTTTGGATCGGTATCTTTGACAACACTTTGGTAGATCTATCAACGGTGGAAGATGTACAAACGGCAGCCGATGGAAAGATTCGACAGATAGGAGTGTATGATAGAACTACATTTGCTTCAGCAGCGGTAACTACCTTACAAGTTTCAGCAACTAATTTTGAGGCAATCCACAAACCTTTGTCTATAATCTACGCAGCAGACACACAAGGCGGCTCACTAGGTACATTGGCAGACCTTTCAGCATTAACAGCTAAGAACGTATCGGTGACGATAGGTGAAGATGGAGCAGGAACAGGAGCAGCACTCGCGGTAACTGAATCGGTGAGCGTAACGGACATGGGAGCTATATTAGGAGCGATCTCTTTATCAAAGGTCAGCGACTCAATCGAACACGTCGGAAAGTTTGATTTCTCAGATGGAACGGAGTTCGATGTTGCTGGATTCGCAACAGGAGATCTCGTAAAAGACCAAGCGAGTTCATTGCTTTCAACGCTAAAGGATAAAGGTTATTTATTCATGATAAAGCACGTTGGAAGTGCTGGAACACATCATGAGAACTCAGCTACTTCGATAGCATTGACCAATGACTTCGCGAAAATAGAGAACAACAGAACGGTCGATAA